AATAGTTGGGGAATATAAAATTATTCAAATAAGATATCAAGACCAAATTATTGAAGATGGTAAAATTATATCTAGCTCTTATCATAGAGAAAGTATTACACCTGATAATGAAGCAAAAGCTATTGAACACGATGTAAAAGCTATAGCTGATATATATTGGACTGATGAAGTAAAAGCAGCTTATAAAGCAAATTTAGAAGAAGTAGTTAGCTGAAAGTAGAAATAGAATTATTGAAAAGCAAACAAATAAATTATGACACTACCAGCATCAGGTGAAATATCAGCAAACGACATAAATGTCGAAGCAAACAGAAGTGGCACAGCGAATGCCCCTTTATCAGGAACAAGCTCAACGCCACAAGCAGGATCGCTTGTAAAAATATATGAGGATTCGGGAGTTAACCAATCAGCTCCTCATTCTTATTCAGAATTTCATGGTAAAACCTATGCAACACTAACAGCATATTCTTCTTCTGTTACTTCAAATTTTAATGGAGTTTGCTCTGAAACTATAGATCAAACGTATTATCATTCAGGTAGTGGTGCCCAACCCACTACAGGAGATTTTTTATATTCAGATAGTGCAGGAAATAACCCCCTCGCTAATGGGTATTACCATTTTGATACAAATAAATATACCAGGTTAATATTAGGAACAGGGGAATTACATGGAAATGTCAATACTTGTTAACCATAAAAATAAAATAAGTATCTTTGTGTAAAATATAATATTATGGCAAATACATACTCTTGGACTATTAATCAAATGAATGCTCATATAGAAGCAGAGGGTGAATCAAATGTGATTTATACAGTGCATTGGAGCTACGTAGCTACGTCTAGTGAAAAAATGCCTGGTACAGATGTTCATTATAGCGCATCACAAATCGGAGCACAAGGGTTTACATATGTAAAAGGAGAGCCTTTTGTTCCTTATGAAAATACAGAAGCGTTTGAAGATGTGGTTATTGGTTGGTTAGAAGGAGCTCTAGATGTTGATGCAATGAAAAAATCATTAGATGAACAAATTGAGATACAGATACATCCTGTAAATGAAGATTTATATTTTTCATGGCAAACTCCCCCAACTCCTCCGGTAGAAGAAGAGGAAGAAGAAAGTAAATAATAATAATATTTTACTATATTTGTTTTTTATAACTTAAATTAAATTAAATACAATACAATGGCAGAAAAAAAAATTACAGCAGAAGAGTTAAAAAGACTTCAAGGGATGAACCAAGAGTTCACTAAAACTAAATTAGCAATCGCGGATTCATTACTACAACAAAAAGAATTATTAGCTCAAATGGATGATTTAAGAGCAGCGTTTAAAGTAGATGAAAAAAATCTTATGGAAAAGTATGGTAAAGATGTTTCGATAGATTTATCCACAGGAGACATAAAAGAAAACATTCAAGAAGCACAACCTGTAGAAGAAACAAAATAATGGCAAGAATAAGTAACACTAGCATTTATCCTAACATCGATCCTGTATTATCAGATTACTTTGTATTGACAGATGCTAATGATGACTTATCTACTAAAACTTGTACTTTAGAATCTGTTCAATCTTTGTTTGGATTAGCTGATACTACAGTTACTGTTACCGTTTCCTCTGTTTTATTAAATGCATTATGGACCCAACCCCTTACATTAATAGCAGCTCCAGGCTCAGGATATGTTTTAAATGTTAAAAATATTATCATCTTTATGGATGCGGGGAGTTTAGTTTATGGTTTTGATGCAAATGCTAGTACAGCGGTGGGAACATATTCAACAGGAAATATAGCTCTGGCAACTTTTAATTCGGCCACAGATATTGTTCTTCCTATTTTTAATGGAGGATCTACTGCTATTCCTGAAAATACAGCATTGATTTTAACAGGCGCAGGAACTACATCAGGAGCAGGAAATGGGGTTATGTATATTAAGATTACTTATCAGACTTTAAAGTTAGATACAACATTTTAATTAAATTTAATGGATATTAGAAAAATCTCCATAGGAGCAGACTACAAGTCTGGAGCCATGCATTACATTGTTGGCCAGGAAGTTTTAAATGGCAGATATCACATACACTTAATTCAAAGCGATCCCACCACTAATTCTTTTAAAATTTGGATAGAAAGAAATAAAGAGCTTTTAATGTGGAAAGAGTTTAAAACCACCATGCCTATTTCAGTAGAATATAATCTCAATTTTTAATGAAATCCCCTCACTCTTTTATAGTACGACCTGTAAAAGGAAGGCGTTATGATAATATAAAAGATTTAGGAGGAGTAGATTTTATCACCAGTGTATCTAAAGAAGACCATAAAGCATCTAACAGGTTTGCCGAAGTAGTTTCTCTTCCGTTAAATTATAGTGGCGATATTTCAAAAGGAGATATATTATTGGTACACCACAATGTTTTTAAGTTTTATTTTGATATGAAGGGAAGAGAAAAAAGTGGGAAAAGTTTTTTTAAAGATGATTTGTTCTTTATTGACTATGATCAGTTTTTTTTATATAACAAAAAGGGGAGGTGGTATGGGCATGATAAATATTGTTTTGTAAAACCTGTTCCAAAAAAAGATTATTATATTGAGGGTGTTAACACTAAAGAAGAGCCACTTCATGGTATTTTAAAATACTCAAACAAACAACTACAAAGTTTAGGTGTTAAGGAGGGTGATGAAATATGTTTTACCCCAGAAAGCGAATATGAGTTTTATGTGGATGAAGAAAAATTATATCGTATGTTTACAAACAATATAACGGTGGTATTATAATGGACAGTAATAAAATAAAAGAAGAAATAATAAAAGCAGGGGAAAAAGCAGTTACTCAACTGATTAAAGTAGCCAAAGAGGATATTATTAAATACGATAAAGATGATGAGTTGGCGGCTGATAGATTAAAAAATGCAGCGGCTACAAAAAAACTTGCTATCTTTGATGCATTTGAGATATTAAAAAGAATAGAAGAAGAGAAGCAATTAATAGAGGGAAATGATATAGTAAAAAATAATACACCTAAAGGCTTTGCAGAATCAAGATCAAAATAGTTTATACAAAAAGCTTTATAAAATAGTTCCTAACAATGTTATGGCAACTAAAAACAGAGCTCGTACTTGGCAATATGGCTATAATGAAAAGTATGACTTTGTGGTTATTTCTAAAACAGGACAAATATCAGATGTTATAAACATCAATGGTTTAAATATTGCATTACCCAAGGCTCCTGATGAAATTTATTCTAGATCTAAACAAAAAGAAGAGCAGTATTGGGAGCCACATATTCTTCCAAAAGAATTAAAAAAAATCCAATCTATTTTTCAATGGCACGACACACCTCCGCATTTTAAAAATAAATGGGTAGATTATATCGAACACGAGTTTGACAGAAGAGAAGAAGGTTTTTGGTTTATGAATTATGGTGAACCTACGTACATTACGGGGACGCATTATATGTATTTGCAGTGGACTAAAATAGATGTTGGGCATCCTGATTTTAGAGAAGCTAACCGATTGTTTTATATATTTTGGGAGGCATCTAAAGCTGATAAAAGAAGTTTTGGAATGTGTTATTTAAAAATAAGACGTTCAGGTTTTTCTTTTATGAGTTCTTGTGAAGGTGTAAATACTGCCACGATAACAAAAGACTCTAGAATAGGTATACTTTCTAAAACTGGAGCTGATGCTAAAAAAATGTTTACGGACAAGATTGTTCCTATATCTAATAATTATCCATTCTTTTTTAAACCGATTCAAGATGGTATGGATAAACCTAAAACAGAATTAGCCTATAGAGTTCCTGCATCTAAGATTACCAAGAAGAATATGTATGTGGTGGATGAAGAAGAGTTAGAAGGGTTAGATACAACTATTGACTGGAAAAACACATCAGATAATAGTTATGATGGTGAGAAGTTACAATTACTAATTCATGATGAAAGTGGTAAGTGGGAAAGACCTGAAAACATATTAAATAATTGGAGGGTAACTAAAACTTGTTTACGATTAGGTAGTAAAGTTATTGGTAAATGCCTAATGGGTTCTACTTCTAATGCCTTAGATAAAGGAGGAAGAAACTTTAAGTCTTTATTTGAAGATTCGGATTGTATGAAAAGAAACTCTAATGGTCAAACAAAAAGTGGTCTATATAATTTATTTGTTCCTATGGAGTGGAACATGGAAGGGTTTATTGATATATATGGAATGCCTGTATTAAAAAATCCCACAAAACCTATTATGGGTATTGATGGTGAAATGATTTCTCAAGGAGCTATAAATTATTGGGAGAAT